CCCTTCGATAGAAGTTCTCTACCCTTTTTCGTTAACACCGCATCAACTGTGATTGTTGACTTGTTTAGATATCCCATAATTTGTACCTCTCCTGACGTAAATTGTCTAATATAAATATGTTATAGTTTCGTTTTAGTTCACATTTAGGTTAATACCACCCAAATTATCTTCTTCTTGGAGGATGTTTGGAGTGACCGTAATAGTGGTACCTGCGGTAAATGTGACTTCAACTGGTGATCTTCCATCAATTGTTGTATCTACTGTATTTTTACAACCTTCAAAGTTTCGACGTTTTGTTGCTTTCAACGTGTCTCTGTAGAACTTATAGTGTCGTGGTAAGTATCCAATAGGTAATGCGATAGGTGCTTCGATAGCAAAGTAATTAAAGGTAATTATGAACCCGTTTGCGTAATTATTACCTGCCAATTCATCAACAGTATAATAAATAATTGGACTCGATGCTAACCCGATATCATTATTTACTAATGTTGCCGGTGGGTACAATCCAACATTTCTACTTACTGACTCAGATGTAAATGTCATATCCAACAATACACCGTGGTCACCCGTTGGTTCTACCCCAAACACTCTGTTTTTATCAGCATCTCGTTTGATTGAAGAATCATATAAACGAACACGAATATTTGGAACTGGTGACGTTCCCACTCCGACATTTACTGAGAATAATGATGCGATAGCTTGTAGACGTATCAATCCCGTTTCTTGTGTGTTTGCACTAAACGAACCAAAGTTTAATCTGGTAGTATATCTATCTGGTGCAACGGTTGGTCTTGCTATATCTACCCGTGTAACTGGTAATGTAAATACGGATTCGTCACCTTGTGCCTTATTAATATCGAAAATTATACGATATGGTTTTTGAATTAATTTACCGGTATAAAACACAGGTGCCCATCTATTTTTGTCTTGCGATGGGAAATTATATGATACCGAAGGTGCATCCGCGGCAATATATCTAAATAGTTTACCGTTTGAAGTTTTGTCCGATCCTGTTGCTCCCAACTGCACTACCACATCATTTCTAGCGTAGGTTTGACCAAATGACCACGTAGCTTGTGCCCCTGTTAGGAAATTGAGTTGTTTAGTTCCTATAATATCTTTTCTAACTGCGTCAAAATTATAGATACCACTATCTTTAATAAAGTAATTTTGTACCCCATAATCGTCAAGATCTGCTCGTGGTGGAATGATAGGAATTAAACTTGCGTAAGTAAGGTCATCATTAGTTCCAATTAAATCATACACATCTATGATATTTCCTGGCTTGTAGCTTGCTGCCGCAAGTCGGGCTTCACGTAATGTCATTCCACCATATTCTTGTAGATATTCAATATAACTTGCCTTGTCTACATCCGAATCAAATACTTCATAGTATGTTTTAATAGATTCAGAATCATATCCAATTGCAGCTGGTCCTTCATAATAATTGTAATCACCATATGGTATACCAGCAGTACTTTCGATGGTAACACCTTCCAATAATCCAGTTAGTATTTCTGCTTCTGGCATGGAGGAAGTAATAAATAGTGTGTTTGCGTTATATGTAGTGTATTGACCTGATGCAGAATCTTGCATCATTGCCAACGTTGTACTAAATGAATTATTTGATTCACCTCGTACAGTAGTTCTGTTATTTAAATCAATTGTTGTGTTGTAATCTGTGTATAATGCGCTTTGACTTTCGCGTGCTCTAATGTTTATCGTTGTTCCTGTTGACAACGTAATATCAAAATCACGTGCGTAAGTATGTTCTGTACTTACAAATTTATTGTTTCTGCGTGTGTTTTCACCACTTAACTTTAGTGGTTTTTCAAATGTTAACTTCTTATGTTCAAGAATATTTGGTTCAATTACTATACCAGATTGTAAAACGGTTTTTGCTGGTACCAATTGACTTGCTTGTTCAAAGAGTGTTGGTGCTAATTCGTCAAAGAATCTGACGAATTGTGGAATATTTACTGTTGCATTATAGTACTGCTTATAGTAATTTTGAAGAGCTTCTATACCAGTATATCTTGATTCGTATCGTGTGTTGATACCTACTAATCCCTTTACGTCAATATTACCTAATGCACGAATGAGTAAATTGTTTACCGCATCTGTTGGTGATACGAAGAAGCCAAGGTATCTCTTGGTTTGTTGTTGCTTTCTTCGTTCTTCATTATTAACAATACTCTTTGTTCTGTGGAGTATAAGTTCACCACCTTCACCAGTTTCAGTAAATACTGCAGGTGGTGCAATTATAATATTATTACTACCATACGAATATGCACTATTATTTGTGGTATATTGTTTTACCTTTCTACTTACACGTGCCATACTGTATGGGTAAGCTGTCTTACTTTCAAACCCAACGGCAATAATATTTGTTATATTTGGTAGTGGACCTGTGACGGGATTTGGTTCAATTAATGTAGGTGGTCGTGTAGGGTCACCTTCCTTATTTCTGTATGGGCTTTCGTTCGATATACTACCAGACCAAAGATTTTTTGGTGTATGGAATGACAATCGTACACTTAATGCTTCAACAGGTGATTGGTAATTATTACCTACAAAACTACCAGGGTCAAGTACTTGTTCGTAGAATCGTTGGTCTGTAATTTTTTCACCCCAAACACGAACTTCATCGACCAATCCATTAAAATTATTTAAACTTAACGAGCCAGAACCACCTAAATAGAAGTTTTGTGTTGCATTCCACGCATCACGTAAATATGAGCCAGTTGTACTCATACTTGATGAATACAATATTTCTTCACCGTCTGAGTGTGCTACGTTAAGTGTTACGGTTGGTCCATCATAACGAACCATCACATCATAATAATCTTCACTATCAAACATATCTGCATAGCTACTACTTAACAACACTTCACCAATCGTGTCTTTTATTTCAATACGTCCGTATGTTGAAGATGCTGATGGATGCGTTGCTAGGTTTATTACCCACGAACCAGATGGTGCACCCGTGTCTCCCACACCTAGTGTAGTAGTTGCTTGTGTAGCATTATTGAATCTAAATTGTAGTGTATATGTTTGACGTTGTAATGAACCCGTCATAGGTAATACGAGATATGAACCCGTATTGAAGTTTAATGCATTAGTTACTTCATCAAATATTTCAAAGCTACCAGTTGTTGTGGTATTTGTTTCACGAATACCTACTACTTGTTCGTTCAAACCAAAAATACCCAATAATGCTTTTAATGCGTTTGGTGTACCACGGATTCTATTGAGATATGGTGCGTTGTGTAAGAAACGCTTGTAAAGCTCTGTGACTTGTTCTCGTTTCTTTGGTACGCTTCCATCTGTAGTAAAGCTATATAATGATGCAGCGGAATCTGGATTGGTGAGTGATAATCCAAATGATTTTGCAACATTCCATATTAAATCTTGTGATAGACCTTCGGTTGCATTAACTCGTCTATCATACAGATATGGCATTTGGTCTATATAAATCTTTATAGTATCAAAGAAGTGACCAATAAGTTGTGTAAATTTTATGAACTCTTGTGAATTTATATCGTCTTGTAAATATTGAGGTATTGCGTTTGATAATAAATTTACATTATTTTCGTCATACCGTTCTGCAATAGCCGATTGTAGTTCATACCAAGTAGTTACTTGTGCACTCGTTGGACTATATAAATTACCATCTTGATCTTTCTTCGGCCATGTACCATCTGAATTATATTCCGTTCCATTTAATTGCCAGTATACACTTGCACTATATGCACTTCCTGATTCATAGAACAAATATCTTTCATATCCATCAAAGCTACGAATAATATTTTCAATTTCAAGTGCGGCTTCTTTAGAAGTTTCTACCAAATATGCTGCTGCGGATGGTAATGCATCAACTGAAAATATACTTACTGTAGATCCTGTCGTTACCGTTGCTGATCCTGATTCTGTAATTAAAACAGGACTTGCTAATGAGGTAGACACATAATAAATTGTTGGTACATCAATTACAGTTTCGGAGAATCCAAAAATAGAATCTTGGCTACCAGCACTATAAAATTTTGCTTTGTTTTCTAATTCACGAATTTTTGTAATTTTTTGCTTAAATGCATCTAGTCGTAATTTTGCCGAACCATATGTTATGAAATTTGCATAATTTGTGTAATCAACATTAAGTTCAACAGATTTGTAATCATCTGTAAACCACTGACGTAATAAGTTATTTTTAAATGTATAACCGCCATACTGATCTTCCGAACCAGTTACATCAATACCAATACTAGAAAGTGTTTGGTTTGATATCTTACGACCGTAAATATTTAATAATTCGGTATCACTTATAAAACTCTTGACTTCTGTGTTTTTTGGTCGTAACCACAACGATGTATCTGGTTGTGGAATTAATTCTAACTTGATAGTGTCAACGACCGAGTTTGCTACTTCACGACTGATGAATACTCTATTACCTACATCTAGGTCAAAATCAAGTGGTGATAATAACTTTACTAATAATTTAGTAGGATCGTTAGGATCTAACTTCCAGTTTGTTACTAATCGTTGTGTATCTTCACCAAAATTAATTAATGTCTTTAAAAATCTGTCCTTATCTATGTAAGATTGTACTTGTGTAGATACCTCTCTGGATAGCACAGAAACTAAGGCATCACGAAGATTTACCTGTATAGGTTCGTATGTATCAATCTTCAATCCTAATGATACAGAAGTTTCACCAGGATTCAAGTCTGCTTCGTAAACCGCGACTACAAGCGGTAATGATTTTATACCAGAGTTAAGTGCCATATTTTATTATAGTTGTTCCACGTTATCTACTGTAAACCCACGTTGTTGATACTGACACGAACCATCGTCTACTGTTGCATTTGGATTGTAATTTACTGCCGTTGGGTCAACACAACCAAATACTGGTGTTGGTGCTGGTGCTACTGCTGGAGTAAATATTGATGGTATTGTAATTGGTGTTGCCGCCACATTTTGTCTTGCAGTTCTTTGTGATCCTACTATTTGAGACACAGTTGTAGACAAAATTGCTTGTTCTGGTACTTGTGTCAATTGTTGTGCTGCTTTTGCTGCTGCTCTTTCTGCTATAAATGCTGGGTCTGGTTTTACTAATGTTGGAGATGGTGGTGTAAATGTTGGTTCTGGTATAAATACTTGTTGTCTCAATCCTTCAATTCTAGTTGAAGATATTGGTCCAAGATTAGTTACTCCACCAGTTTCAAATCGTTGTGGTCCACTACCAGGTGGTGTTGCTACACGAGCACCACCCGTAGCTGCAAATCTGTTACGAAGTTGCTGTACATCTACGTTGCCAGTTCTTGTAGCTATAGACGAACAAGATCCTTGTTGTCTTATTACACCACCGTTGATACTTATCCAATTATCATTTTCTGTTTTATAGAATCCATCTGGTGCGATTGTTGAACACGAGTCATCTAAGTAAAATGTATTTCGTGGTGCACCCAAGTAGTAAGTGTTGGCAATACCAAATTGAGCACAGGCAGAACCAATATCTTGTTGTACTGGACTTAACGCCTGTACACTTGTATAACACTTTGGTACAAGTGGTTGAGGATTTACCTTTACACTAAATTGTTGAATAATTGGAGAACCATCAGGATCAAACGCTCTAGCTGTTAGTGTTATTACCCCTTCCGAATCACCCGTTACGTATCTTGTTGTTGACATATTAATTTACCTTATATTGCGTTAATGCCTTGGTCTACGCTAACAATTTGATTAAATTGTCCACCACTTGTTGCTCCACCAAATCCGCCGGCGGTTGAATTACCAGCACTTATTCCAGTATCTATAATTCTACCACCACCACCTACCGGTGCTGGCTGCGTAACTCCGCAAGGCTCGGTAGTTATTCTACCTACCAAACTATTAATGTCAATTTCTACAGGAATACTTGTTTCTACACCGTCTTGTAATACAACAGCTGTCACTGCTGTACACTGTCCTGCAATTATATTATTTGGTGATGTTATTCTAATAGAATAGTTACTAGCTCGAATTGATCCTACTCTACCAGTTACAGAACCAGCTATATCATTAATTGCACTAATATTAATTAATCCTGGTTGTGAGATTTTAAATCTGGCTGTTGCTTCACCAGATGTATTTGGTGCAACTTCTATTACACCTTCTACTGTACCATTTACGTTAAATTTGATAGGACCAAGAGCTGTTGGTACACCATTTCTATATGTTTGCGCTGTTACAACTAATGTATTTCCTACATTTAATACTGAGGTTTCCGTAAGTTTAGCACCCTTGGCATTTGTAACACTCATAATTTGAATGGAGTTTACGTCAGGTGGTAATTGTTTAATGTATGTAATTCTAATTTCTTGTGTTGTTCCGGCACTAACATAAATTTCACCACCACCAGATGGATTGTAATTTGTACCACCAAGTGATACTACATTTGGTGTTACTGTATATGTTCCTGCAGGAATGTTACTAAATGTTGTGGTTTCTGTTATGGTTTGATTTAATCCCGATATACTTACGTTTGCTCCAATATTACGCAAACCATCTACGACTACCCTTAGATTACCAGTAGTTGGTACTGGTGGTCCGCCTTCACGAATTAATATTGGAATGTTTGCTGCTGCTATTGCTAATCCGGTAGTACTTGCGTATTGTCGTGGTGTCAATACTTTTGCACTTACAGTTGCGGTATTAATATTATCTTTTAACACTCTAACAACACCACTATCACTTATACTAAATGCTTGCGATAAATTATTTTCTAGTGACCATTCGAATGTAGCTGCAACTGGTGCATCGTCAACTAATAACACCGCCGTGTATTGATTTGTTTCATTTACTTCCGTAAACGTAAAATTAGATGGTGTTAGTTGTACTCGTGAAATAATTTGTCTTGGTGCTTCTGGTATTGGTGGTAATGATGGTGGAGTTGGAATTTCTGGAACTACGATAGGTGCGGCAGACACTGACAAGTTTATAGCACCTTCTAAAGTACCCGCCGATAATAGTTCAAGTTCTGTCGAGTCGTACTCTACCGTTACTATTGCCGATGCGTTTGGTTGTAAGGTAAATGATGATGGTGTTAGTGTGATTGCAGATAGAGTTGTAGTCACAGTTACCGAAAGCACATAATTTGGTGCTACGTTAGTTGCAACAAATCTACGTGCTTCAATATTACGCGTTCTTAACTTATATGTGTTAAGAAGTTGCGAAGTATCTAATCTTAAATAATCTGCTGCATTTGCCATATATTACCTCAAACGTATCTAACTGTACTCTGTGTGAACAGATTAATGTTATTATTAATTAATGCATTATCTACTGCACGTGCAATCAGTGCTGTCAATTCACTTTCTTGTAATCTATCAAATTGTGCAGTATTTTTTGTTGTTTCTAATAAATTTACAAACTCATCATAAATAGCATTTGATAAAAATTCTATTGTTAAATTTAAATTATCTGGTGCGTCTGCTTCTAAATCTGTAAGGGAGAATATTAAATCCGGATTCGTTGTTTGTAGTTCTTCCAATACCTTATTAATAAATTCTTGTATTTGAATAGTACCCACAGGTACTCCATCTGCAGTCTGTCCAATTATATCTGCTTCATTTACTCCCATAACACTACTGACTAATCCTGCGGCAATTACTCGTGGAACCGATGGTTGTACAAATTCAAATAATTCATTTGATTCGGTTTGTGTAACTACGTTATTAAAACCAAGTCGTAATTCTGTTCTTGACGGTGAAACTTCTTCAATAATCATTTTTGGATTGGTGTAAGAACCAATTTCATTTGAAAATAAATTTATAGTGACCGAATAAGTTCCAGGTGATATTAACAATCCAAGTTCTTTTTGAACTCGTGTCATATCTATAACTACTTTTTCATCTTGCGTTCCATCTGGTAATAGTACAGTTCTTGCCGAAATTATACCTGTACTTACAGGAATTACAACCGAACCTACTAGTCGATTTACAGAATCATAGAAGTGCATTTCAACATTATCGTCAGCATCAAATCCAAATTGTCCTGGTAATCTACCTTGTATAATATCTATGTCATTTTCTGATTCAGCAATACGAGAAACAGAAAATACTTGTGGAGATGTTGGAATTTGTTGAACGTAATTTTTTTGGTTAGACATATTATTCGCAATCCTTAGCTAATATTTTCTCTAATTGTTCTTTAGTACGTTCAAATACTTTTAATGCATCTTCTTTTTTCATTAGTCTGTACCCTTTTCTAGCCTGTGCGGATTGTGATACTGAATTTCCACCGGCTAAAATATTTCCTGCTGTGCCTGTAGCTGTAATAACACCTGCACCAACTGCACCAAAGGTTGCTCCTGTCGTGGCTGCGGCAGCTAATGTTGATCCTGCCGCTAATGCCAAACCACCAGTTGCTACAGTAGCTACTGCACCAACTATAACTCCAAGTACACCAGCTTGTTTAATACCATTAATTGCTCTTTGAAAAATATTTAATTTCTGTACTTTAACATACGTTGGAATACCACTCTTTGTCTCTGTGAGTGTGTTTGGACTTGAACGTTGTGCTTCAATATCTTGTAAAATTGCATCTAATTTTTTTTGGGTATCGGCTCTAGATACTTTACGTTCTTTTTTCTTACCGATGCCTCTGAACCCTTTTTTACCCTTCGCAATAGTAATATATTTACACTTACCATCTTCATCTACACCACTTTGAGTTGATTCTTCAACTGCTTGAATACCACTATTAAGAAGGTCAATAGCTTGATTAATAATTTCTGTACCCTTAATTTTTCCAGCGACTCTTGGAAGTCGTTGAATTAAATCTTCATCCAATACTTCTGGTGTTGGATCGATAATATCGGCTGCACCATCAGTCGTTCCATAATCATCCGTTAGTCCAACCAAATCTAGTGCCCCTAATTCGTCTGCTTCTTCTGGAGTCAATACTGCCGAAGGATCTCCTTGCTCATCCTGTATTGCCGATGCTAGTCCATCATTAATTGCTTCATTAGCTTCATTAATAGCTTCTGGGTCACCAGATGAAACCGCAGCTGCCAAATCGTCTAAAGACATCGCTGCTAACATAGCAGCATCTCTTTGATCTCTTAATGTTTGTAATGCACGATTATCATCAGGTACTTCCAAGTCATCCACTAGTTCTTGAAAAAAGTTGTCTATTTCTACCTGTTGATAGACATCCGATACGATAGATACAGGATAATATTGTGGTGATGTAATATCTACTAAGCCAACTGGTAATTTAACAACAGGAATATTTTTTGCTGTATATTCTACTAATTCCTCTTGTGGTATTCCGATTACGCTTGAACGATTTGTTGCAATTTGTCGAGGTGTAAAAAATTGTGTTTCCGCTGTAAATTGAACAGTTTCACCAGAAGATAATGGTATACGTAAATTTAAATCAGAAGATCCTGTTGTAAATTCTGTTGCTTCTACTATAGTTTTATTTATGACATTTAAAATTGACATATTACTTTACTTCCGATACTGAAAGTTGTTTATCTACTACCGCATCTTGCAACTTTGCCAACTTATCCATATATCCTGCTCGACGTAATAATTTAAATGCGATGTTTTCTGTTGAGAATTCACCACCAAGTTGTAATCCACCTTGTCTAAACTTAGATAACTTATCACGTAATTTTTCAATTTTAGTATCCAACCCTTCTAACTTACCTTCTTGATATTGTTGAAAAAGTTGCTTAACCATACCCACAAAGTAATTGACCTTTGTTTTTACGTCAAGTTCATCAAATACAGGTGTTTCTTTCTTTGGTTCTTTAATCCACTTGTCTTTCATTACACTATACAATCCAGTAGATACGTGTGGGGATTTTTCGTCCTCTGCATAAACTTCTACATCATATCCTTTGACAGTAATATCGTGTTTATCATTCCACTTTGACTTTGCCAACAAGAAAAACTGTGATAGTAGTTCCTTGTCTTTTCCAAAATCAAACAATAAATGAAGGTCAACGTCAGAATAATTTGAATAATTATAGTTTGCTAAACTTCCAGTAAATACGATGTCCTTGATTTTTGGTTTGTTTTCCAATTCAATACCATCATAGAACTCTTTTGCGATTCTCAAAAGAGCTTTACGAATGGTTGGATTGAGTTTGTTTTCTGGTGTCCAGAATTCTCTATTGAGGTCTGGTTGCACCTTAAACGTTTTAATCAAGTCATCAAAAGTCATTTATTTTACCCAGAACGTAAATATTTCAGGAATAGTAGTTTTGTCCGAACTTCCGTTATCAATTTCTAAATTGACTGCATAATTTCTGTTTTTATACAAATTTGATGTATCTAAAACAAAATACGAACCTGTTGCATCACAATCTAATTTTGCGTATGCATCAATAGGTGATAAAGTTGTTCCTGCTTGTCGGTCAACAATACCAAAGTATGATGATGTTGGTAGATAGTATCTACTTGCATATCGTAAGGTAGAATCAAAGTTCTTGCGTGGGTATTTATCTCTAACAACAAATCGTACACGTTCTTTTGACCCACGAATGTATGTTTCTTTTGGATTTTGTGGAACTACTTCAATATCATATGTGTTAGGAATTGGTTTTAATGAACCTGTAGAGAATGTGTTTGTATCCCACACAACTTCCAAAATTGGTTCGTGTACTGTATGAGTTTGTCTAGAGAAAAATTTAATGTTACTTTGATTTAAACTACTTGTTTCATACGCTGGTGATAATTTAACTAGGAATCCTTTGAAATCTCTATTATCTACCAATACAGAATACATTATGTCCGTTACGTTGATTCGTAAATCTTCCAACGGATATGCAGATAATATTACACTCTGAGTTGGATTTGCGTAGTAGTCACCACCAGCCACCGTCCACGAAGCACTTGTTGATGTGTTTCTATTGTTCCAAGTTGCACCATCATTAGTCGCTACAATTTTGGTTGGGTCAAAGTCACCAACATATGTACTACCAGAATATAATTGTATTCTTACATTATTTGTTTCTATAGAATATCCACTACCTTCATCCCAAGAACCAGAAACTTCATAAACTTTTAGTTCTTGTAGATATTGTAGTTTTTGTGCATTTGCAATTTTTAAATTAAGATGGAATGAAGCCGTTTCTGGTATCGTTCCACTTACAGGTAGTGTAAAATTAATTATTGTTCGTGCTGCACTACCGGTATATGCAATTCCTAAATCTTCTGGAGCTGCTACTTTACCAACTTCAAGTATTTCATCCATTCCGGCGTTCGTTGTTGAAAACCGTTGATATAGTGTAGTGTCTGCTGATGCGGTTAGGAATAATCTCATTGTCTTGCGCTTCCTATAATATCATCTTCAGGATATCTAATCTCGAAGATACACGGGTCAAGTGATGGATATACTACACCATCTACAGTTGCTTCTGCTATGTCATAACGATATAGTTGGTAATCTCTACCATCCTTGAAGAAGTATTTGTTAACAATTTCCAATCTATTCACACTTTGAACACCATCTTGTGATTGTATTAGTAATTGCAAATCACCTAATCTGATTGGTTGGTTGATATTCCACTTATCGATGTCAAAGTAGTCTTTTATTGCACCCAAACATAACGCTATAACATCAGACATATTATAGTTTTTGTATACAGTAATATCGAAGTTTACACCAATATTGACAACGAACGCATCAAGGATGTTTACTTGGTCAGTTAACATTCTATACTGTGCCAAATATTGTTGTAAATTTTGTTTTACTAAACTGTTTAGTGTTGTAATCTTTTTACTTTGATTATATCCAAGAACATACAAATTGATTGCATTTGGTTTTGGATCATTTTCTACATATTGTCTGATACCAGCATCTAATTGTTCTGGTGTTACTTCTGCTTGAATATTTGCTTGTAATGCATCAGATATTGCGAATATTTTTGCAACTGCACCATATTTTGAAGGCATCGCTAATGCACGTGCTTCATAGTCTCTACGTGTGACAACACGATTTTGTGCACTAAAACTAGCAAGTGCTCGTTGACGAATTTCTTCAACAGATTCTCCACTTTGTCCACCTGTTGCTGGCATTTCATTAAATACTGTAACCGTACCGACAATTTCATTAAATAAGTCAAGTTCTTCCTGACTAAATTCCGTTGTTCTGTTTAATACATTTAATTGCCCAGTTTGTACTATTGTACCTGAGGCAACATTTGATTCAACACCACCACCAGTAAAATAAGTTACAGTTAGTGTAGTATTTGCTGGTGCTATACCGAAGTTGTCTGTGTTTAGTAAATCAGTATTACTTAATGAAACACTTGCAAGTTGTGTACCATATTCACTATTTGCAACTTGTTGCGAATCTAGATATACAATATCTTCAGACACATTACCACGACCTGAACCAAATATTAATTGTAGTTGTTTATTTCCAGTTAGTCTAGTTACAAATCTTCTTGGAACAGTTCTAAACTTCATTGCGTATTGTGGACTTACAGATTCACTTACTGATGCAACGTAAGATACTTCACGGTCATCTATAATAGTATCTTGTGCCAAATAATCTACTTCATACCATTTGTAATCATCGGCATCAACTACTTCACTAATACCTGTAACATTACTGTCACCAATCGTTATGGTAGAAAATTTTTCTGGATCACCAAATGTAAAAGTTTCTTGTTTTATATCACCCGAGATAACTTTTACAGTTTTGGTCACCAAATATGTTACTGGTAGGAGTGTAACCGAGTCAACTTGTCGTGGAGTAATTGATCTATTTGTTGGGTCTGCAAAATCTACGATTTCTGTAGTTCTAAACGTGACTACATTTGGTCCTTGTGTAGACATCGTTGAATTTCTATCTATTTTAAGAAAATAATTTGCATCGGGTATGTATCCATCTGCCGCACCAAGTGCAGGTACAACTTGGGATATTAAAACTTCCGCTGTTGATGGAACTATAACTTTTGGTTTGTATCCAAATGTTTGTGCCATAGCGATAATGTTACCTTCTTCTTCCGCATATGACAACATATTTTCTTTGAATCTATTATCAACATAGAAAGATAGTACATCACCAACATACGCTGCTAATTCCAACATAATCATACCTGGATTAGCTTCATTAAAGTCAGTCCATGTATTAGGATAATAGTTTTTGATAAACGTAATGAGGTCACCCTTAAAATCTACGAATGATTTATTAAGGTAACTGACCTCTTTTGGTGCTACTGATAGTTTATTTAGTACGTTGTTGGTTGTAGCCATTATGTTTCTCTATTAAAGATTTCGTGTAGTGGTTCTTCCCGAAACTACCAATCCACCAGCGACATTTGTATTTAATGAAAATTGTACTTCATCACTTACAAGAGGATTATTTACAAATCCATATTTGACATATAAATTTATATTGTTGTCATTTAGAAATGTTGAAAGATTTGTTACTCTAATTTCTTGTAAAGTTAAATACGGCATGAATTGCTGTACCGCGTTGATTATATATTGCTGCGCCAAATCTTGTATTTCATCATTCTTTTGTTCAAACAATAAACGCCACAAATCGCATCCAAAATTTGGATTTGACACACGTTCGCCTTTCTTGGTTAATATCAAGTTAATAAACTTTGATTTTTCATTTTCTAAAGTATCGGTAGTGGACTGAAAGTATCCACGTGTCCCTCTATTTAATGGTAATGGTTGACCTAAATAGGTGGTGTTTGGCATATTACTTGCTCAATCCCATCTTCTTCATTAAAGCGCTATAGTCTTTTGTAATAGCTTCTACCGCTGGTTTAACAGATGGGTCATTTAAATTAACACCTTGTGGAATGTTGTTTGGGAGAACCATATTGTTTGTGGTTGCCGTAATGGTGTCTCCGACACGTTCCAATCCCATCATCGCAGCCAACTTTGAACGGTCGAGTTTTGGCTTAGTTGGTGCCGATACTGTTTCGTTAACTTGTTGCGTACCTTTGATTTGTGCAACAGCTTCACCTAAAAGTTCAGGAAGAATTCTATTGACTTCTTCTTCAACTACTGTACGGATGTAAGCTTTTAATAATGTTTTGTCCATTTCTCTCTCCTTGAAAAAATAACCATTTTAGCCCCTCTATTTAAATATCTGAAAACTATGATTTAGAACGATTTAGACCACTTTTACGAAATAACCCCACCACCCTGAGTGTAAAGTTTAAACGTGGTAAAGGTAGCTGTGTTTGACGGGGGGCCAAACGTTCCGTCAAGATATACTGCACGTATTCTAACCGTATATGTTTTATTTTCTTCCAATCCATATGCTATAATTGGTGACCGAACCACTCTTTTTTCATTTGTTGCCGAAAGAGCGTCTATCCACAGTGAATTGTCACCTCTAGTGGTAAATTGGTATTTACTAATATCTGCCGGACTTACAGGATCATCAAATAATATTCTTACACCTGTTGCTGATTCCGCTTCTGTTCTAAATATACGTGGTTCACTTGCACGAACCACAATTGCTTTTGGTTGTGATGGTGCAGTGCGTGTTCCGTCTGCTCGTATACCACGAACTCTAGCTGCGTATACACCATTTTCCAAATTATCAAGTATAATATCACCAGAACGTGCTGGTGGATTTACAGGAGTCCATGTTCTTCCATTATCGATACTATATTCTACATTTGCCACTCTACCTGCATTATATGTGAGTTTTGCTCTATTTCCTGCAACACTTATTGATAAATTTGGTCTGGTAGCTTCTTGTGAGAATTCTAATTCTGCGTCTGGTGGTAATTGTAAATCAGAGGTTATTTGATTTTTTATACCTAATATTTCTCGTATTCTTGCCTTTTCTTCATCAGATACAAACGGTGACGCTAATCTATTTTGTAGAGCAGTTATTTCAAATACAGATAATTTAGGTATTGCAACAATATCCATACCAGGTATTGGTCGTAATGACGATGTTGGTGGAAGTTGTGATGAACCAGTAATTTGTCTTGCAGTTGCGCTTGCTTGTACAAATGGTGTTGATGTAAGTGGTTGTGGTGTTTCTACTACTTGTCTGACAGATTCAGATGCGTAAGTCACAATAAATTTTGCTTCGTATATTGTTTGTCCATTTTGCACTTTTTGAACTGGTTGTGATGCATCATATGATAATATACCAGTATACCCATATTGTTGTGCTCTTTGTCTGTTCAATAATTCTGCTTCTTGTAAAGCGTCAGTTGCACGTAATCGTCTTGATACTGTTGTTATAGTTTTTGTATTTTCATCAATTCGAGTTTCTTGTTGTAATGTACCACTTGTAACGGGTATTTTACTACCAGCTGCTATACTTGATGAAGTTTGTCTAGCTATTTGTGTAACATTATTTACTTCTTCAATAGCATTACGTTGTAGTTCTAATTTTAGTACATCACTATTCAATCCAGCCGATAATAATGTTGCTGTGTTTGTTACTTGTCTTACGGCATCAACCGCTGACGTTACTTCCCGAATAGTACTTGACGCCGCCGTAACTGTTTTATTTGTCAGTTCTGTAACTCGTTCTCTTGCCGTTTGGAGGACGTATACTTTATTTTCTTTGTCTTTATAGACCGTTCTTCCATCAGGAGTTATTTGTCCTGTTGGTAGTTCTCCGTAGATATTCTTTACACTTACATTTACTCTACTTGAATTTAATAATTGAGCGGCTTCGACAGACGTTAAATACATCTTTCGACTACCTACTTGATCTCTTAATCTTTGTCCTGCACTCTTTGCATTCTCATATTGCTTCAAAATACGTTCACGTTCACGTTCTACATTTGCATTTACTTGTCGTACATTATCAATCAATTGATTTCTTGCAGTTTCTACAGCTGCAGTTCTTATAGCTTGCTTAGCTTGGAATTGTGCTTTAGCTTCACGTAATTTATTTCGTGCAGTAGAAAATGCTCTTTGAATTTTGTCTTTATTTGGGTCAAAAATTTCGTATCCAGATTGTTGTAGAGCAGTGTCATACGCTTTATCAAAAAACTGACTATTTTTGTCTTTAAGATTTTTTAGAGCAAGTTTATATTTTGAATAAAAATCCGCTTTAGACCAATTAAGTTTTGGTAATTTTGGTAATTTCGGAAAACGTAGTATTCTTGGAATTTCTGGTAGTTTCAATATTCTATCTAAAACACTAATTCCCTTTTTTACTCGTTCTACAAATTTTGGAATGTCTTTAAATAACGCTTTGATGATTGCACGTTTTGTATTTTCATATAAACGTTTTGCAACAAGATACAAATTCTTTGCTGCGTTGTACACTGCTTCTAGTTGATTCAACTTGTCTATGATAATTGTTAGTCCAGCAGAAACAAGTGCGTCTGGTCCATTTACTATCGCATTAAATATAGCTGTGTACTTGTTTATTTGCTGTTCTAGTCGTTGTGTTTGTTGTAATAATCTAAGTTGCAGGTCGTTTAATATTCTTAAATCTTGTATTCTTTCTAGTTGTTGTCGTGTTTTTGGGTCTAATCCTCGTAAAATTCTATCACGTGGATTTAATGATAATAACTCTCCATTTATTCTTCTACCCAAAGATGGTGAATTACCACCACGTACTTGTATAGCTCTACCTGATATGGATGGGGTAAAATTTCGTAGATTTGTTGTAAATATACCAGACTGTTGTAGTCTTGCTGCGACCGCAGTTTGGATTATTTGTGCATTTTGTCCATATTTTTGTAGTTGCGTTCCTTGAATTACTTGTGGTTTGAATGTGGTTATCGCTACTAATGTTTCTAATGGAACATCCGATGGTATTTGCGCAACAGAGGATACTTCATTACTAGGTGTATTAGTAACGTTTTTTATATATGACTGAAAATATTGTTCTTTAAATTGTTGAGTAGTTGCCATACTATAACTTCGACGCTAATTCGTCATCATAAAGTTTTCGTAACCCCTTCAATCCAGCATTATCTGCTTCTTCACGACCAAATCTTGCCGCATCACTTGCTCCACGAGTACCCAATCCACTAACATTCTTAAATGATTGATTTTTAGGTAGATATGTTGGTCCGCTAAGTGTTTGTTCGTTACTTTTCATTACAAAGTTATCATTTGATGCCCACAAAGGATTAAATGGATCTGGGAACACCATATACTTTGCATATACCACCAACAATCTAGCAATTAATGCTGGATTTACTACACCCGTTGGTCCTATTACTAGTGGTTGCGTTGACATTAATGTTCTTAAAAGTTCTAACATAAATAACTTTAAAGGTTTTGCCATAGCTATTGGTGATGCTGTAGAGCTACGACCACCTAGAAAAATTTCATTTCCATAAATTGTAATATTTCTATCACCCGAAACGTTTATATCTCGTCTTGCAGTAAATGTGGCATCTTCTTTACTTGTAATGTCTATTGTTTTTTCACTAAAAATTGATGTAGTATTTGGTGTTGTTAGTAATATTGGACCACCAGTATCTACACTAAATCCATCTTCTAAAGAATTTAGATGAATGCCTTTTTTAGAAAACATAAAAATAGATGTTGCTTTAGAATTAAATATCAATCTATCAGAATTTAACAGAATTGATGCTCCATCAAACGCTATTGGTTTTTGCAATAAAGAACGAAGGTGTATATTTGTTCCATAGGTCGCTGGAACCAAGGGTAGTATTTGGTTAGATACCATATAGATAGAGCTTAAATCTGTATTAAGCGATTCATTTGTAAGTGATGCTGGTCCTCTATCATCTGTAGTTAAGGCTGTTGCTGGTCCTTGTCCTGCCCGTAAGATGATATTCGGATATTGTTCACCGCCAGCCGAACTAACCATTTGACTACTACCAAGACGTATAGATTGTCCATATCGTCCTTGATAAATTACATCACCTTCAAATGATTTTACTGGATATACTTTTTGTTTTTTAAAGTTTTTTCCTACACGATTTATATCTACTACTGGTTGTGTCAAAACTCCCAACGCAGTTTTTCTTTGATTTTTCAATAGATTTGACGTTGGTTGACTAGCTGCTATACCAACAAGTGGTGCCGCATTATCTGTAATTTGTCGTTTTGTATTTATTGGTCCAACATAATAGTAGGTGCCTAACATTTTAAATACAAGAACGTATTCACCAACTAATGGATATGATGTTTGATACGGGGTTAACGGGTCTGCCCAAGGTAATTCATTAGTATTTGTACCACGGGAAGTATTCATAAATCTAATCTTTGCTCTACCCACGTTAGCAGTCGAACTTAGTGTGGAATTTAATTCGCTATCACTTTCATTTGTGATGATATCTTCAACCTGCGCTGCTTCGTAAATAAATGAATCGGTTGTAACAGCACCCTGACTTCCAGGAGCACCTGGAAGAAGTGTTGCCACTCCCTTATTACTAACAGATGTACGAAATCCCGAACCTGGCATTACTTAATTCTCTTGGAAATAGCAAAGATATCTTCCTCAATATCCTTTCCTTCGTCCTCTAGCTTTTCCACTTCCATTTTTAGGTCACCAAGTAAAGCTTGCTTTTCAGCTTCACTTAACAAACCATCAATATTTTCACCCTTAGCTGCTGCTCCTACAATACGTTGTGCTATTTGGGCAACACGAACGAGGTGTTCGTCGTTTTTGACGTTCACCTCGATAAAATCTTTGATAACAGGACCAATAATTGCTGCATCTTCTGGTGTGCGGATAAGTTTCACCATACTTGCAACGTACTGGTTGATTTGTTGTCTTTTTGAATCCGTGTTCTTGTATATTTCCGAAAAGAGGTCAGAAAGCGTCTTTCCGTCAAATAATTCCTTGTCTAAACTCATTATAACCTCCAAGTGACTACAATATAAATAGTTAGAGGCTATTTTTTATATGTAAAATATGCGGATGGGTCTGAAATATGTCCTGTACGCCTAAATTCCTGCATTTGGACTAACACGTGACCTCGCATCTTATTGATTACCTTGGTGATATGCGAAGTTTTGTGGTTGGTCATTTCTCTAATCATTAAATAAAGAGCTTTCTTATTGAAATTATCAATATTATCAACTCTGCGGAGGAGTTCAACCACTGCGTTAGCGATTTCTATGTCCCGTTTCTTCTTAAAAATCTTGGTAGTGTTAAAATCCCAGTATTGAACAAGTAATTGTAAGAAATCTCTGGTATCACTTTTGATTTCTTGTTCTTCTGGTTCGGAAACAAGGATTTCTTCCAAGGAAAATGTCTCATCAGTCTTATCTCCAAGATAAACTGACCGCTTTTCTTCCTTGTATGCGTTGTTATTGTGTAAAATTAGATAATTTTTTGCAATCACACTGAAATAGGAGAATGCTTTACCCTTTCCGTGTGCGAATTTATGTAGATTGATAACCAAGAAGGAAACCACCTCCGACTTTACATCGTCGAAGCTGCCTTCCATATAAGGAAACTTAAATCTGTTAATTACGTTTTCTGCTAATTTATCGAATGGTGCCCAAATATACTCCCGATAGAGATGTTCTCTTTCGTCGGGGTCATTACTTTGGTTATATTTGATGATTGCATCTTCTGTTTCTTGTGTAAAGTAGACTTTACCGAGCTTCGCTTTCTTTCTCCCCATCTTCTATATTACTCCCGTATAGAAGCGGACGTAAATCATTAACTGTATCTACGATTTGATTGAAAACAGACCCTACCTCATCGTCCTTTTCAAACATTTCTCGTGAGTCAATCGCCCGCATAGTTTTTAATGTCGTATCTAAGCGGGTGTAAAAGATATCTATGGCATCTTCCATCACTTCGTTCTTACGCAACAAATTCCAGCATGCGTAACCAAGTGCTGCATTTAACAAAATACTGATTATCACTACTACTATCATAGTTTCTTCAAGTTATAGATTGAGAATGTTTGCATATACTCACGAATACTCGTGCCATTTGCATCTGTTCGTCCATTCCAATCCGCGTTTTGGAAAAAGAGCTTCACATTTGCCGAACCTGCTAAATGTGCCGCCGCCAATACACCAGACCGTGTAACTCTCACACCCTTAAACTTCTTATTTTCGTATTTAGTGATTAGTGTGTTTAGTTCTTTATTGTTTGATCGTAGATAAGCAACCATTACAGAGTCTTGGAGTTCTGGGTTGGATAGGAACTGTCTATTTGATACTCTAAATCCAAGAACCCTAATCGTACTTGGGGCAAATTGATATTTACCCATCATTCCAAACCGATTGACCACGTGAGGTGTGTTATCACTCTCACGTTCTGCCATATGGTTAAGGAACTTTTCTAACTCTGTTGGTTCTGACCGAACAATACGGTTCGGTATATAAGTTTCGTTAATCTTTAACATCAAGAGAACCGTCATTATAGATAAGGCGGTTATTATTTTGTTCATACATCCTCCGGTTAGAGAAGGTGAGGTTTAGCCTCATTCATACCTGCTGCGGTGACCACTACATACTCTGGGTTAAATTCCCTAATACTTTGTGCTCCTGCATACGATAATGCTGACCGTAATCCGTCCAATAGTCCATCAACGATGAATTTAGCTCCACCCTTGAACGGAACAATCGTAGATTCACCCTCTACATTGCGTGTTTCTTGTCCGTGAATACTCTTCGTTTCCAAGGACGCTGCACCACGATAGCGCTTATATAACCCGTTAGACTTCTCAATAATTGCTCCAGGTGCTTCCTTTGTTCCTGCCAATAGTGATCCTAATATCACGGAGTCTGCACCAACTGCCAACGCCTTTGCAATATCTCCACTATTACGAATACCACCACAAGCGATAACTGGAACTTTTGCTACACTTACTACATCTTCTAATGAGGTAATGTTTGGAACACCAAATCCTGTCTTAATACGGGTGGTGCAAAGTGACCCACCACCAATACCAACACGAAGTCCGTCTGCACCCCAATCTTGTAATGCTTCCGCTGCTTCTGCGGTTGCGATATTTCCTGCAATTACATCAACCATCGGAAAATTACTCTTAATCGTTTCGATTGCATTTTTTACAAACTTATGATATCCATGTGCCACATCAATCAAAACAATATTTACACCAGCTTTTACTAATTCTTGTGTACGTTCGAGATAATCACCATTTGCACCAACCGCTGCCATAACTGGAAGATTAACTGCATTATGGGAATTGTGTAAAAATACTTCATACACATGTCGTGCTTGTTCCTCAATAGACATAAATCGGTGAATACATCCCACTCCACCCAAGTCCATCATCGTTATTGCCATCTCACTATCACACACCGTATCCATAGGAGAAGCAATCAACGGAACCATGATCTTATAATTAGTTGTTAAATCTGTAGTGAGGTCAATTGTCTTACGTGACTCAATATCAGAATATGCTGGAACTAATTGGATATCGTCGTATGTTAATGCTCTATCTTGATAATGTCTCATAATATGCATTCTGCTCCCGTTGTCTATTGATTTCCTTAATATGGTATAGTGACCACTGTTCTTCTGCTGGAAGTGGTGCGTGTGTTTCATATCCTATGATACGTTCATGCACTTTACCTTCCCACTTAATTCTATCTACATTCTTATATAAACGGGTTTGGTAGTCTGGAAACATAACCCAACCCAATTCATTAACTCTCCATCCCCAACGATTGATATCTTCTTCGGTCAAACCATTTACGACATTTACTCGCGGGATTAAAAACAAATCTACGTTCGTATTATTATACACTATATCATGTAGATAAGTCAAGAGGTTATTATGGAATTTTTCGTCTGCATCTACTTGGAAAATATAATCACCTTGGCAGACGGAATTAACATAGTTTTTATGTGCAGCAAAATCATTATCAAGTGAATGATTATACAATCTAATGATATCTTCATCTGCAAGATTATACAACAGTTGTGATGTAAATTCATCCGTAGAGTTATCATCTACAACAACAATCTCATCCCCCGTATTTTCGCAGTGAGGAATGAGTTGGTCCATTAGGTCTTGAACATATTGACCTTCATTATGTGTTGTAATAGCGAATGAAATCATAGAATACTCCGATACTTTAGTAATGCTAGTTCTTTTGCTTTTGCTTCGAGGTCAACATCAATCGTGAGTCCGTAATCGTCAATACGAGAAAACACATAATCAGCGTGAGCACGAGGATTGCCTGTAACGTTTTCATTTATGTTTTTAGACTCACTATAGTGAAAGAGTGGAGTAGTGTCCCACGTAGATGCGGCAAGATGTGCTGCATCAGTACTGGACAAATTACTAGTATGGAATGTATGGTGAAAGTAGTCAAAAGTCAACGGGGTCTTGATGACCTTATAGATATTGTCGTACAACTGCTTGACCGAGAATGCCGATGCCTTATCATCGTTTTCAACTACCAATCGCTTCTTACAATTATCGGAGAGTCGGTCAAATGACTTGAGCCAGCGGTCAATTGTATCGTCGGCATAGTTCATACCAACGTGAATATTAAGACAATTGTAATGTGACGCTTCCAATCCCATCAAGTCAAAGACTTCGGAATGATGTTCGAGGTCGTGAATAGCGTTATCAACTACTTCGGGTTTTGCCGACCCAAGTTTAACGAAATGATCTGGATGTGCGGTGATACGCTGACCAGTATTATATGCAATAGCACCCGCAGCGAGTAGATACTGACGAATAGTATCGTAATCTGGTAGGTCGGACAGTTTGTATTTTGAGTTCCACGGAAACAAGTCGGACGATAGACGGAATACCTTAATACCGTTTTCTGCGTTCCACTTGATAATCTCTACAAGGTCACGTGCGTTAGCGAGTGCGAGTTCGGATGCGTACTTAATACCACGTTCTGTATAGGTACGGAGTATCATACCACGATTAGTGGTAATTTTGCGAGACTTTTGTAACGTAAGATTGATACAACAATAACCGACATTATGTGGCATGTATAAACCTTGTTAGAGATATACGAAATATACTACATAAATGTTAATTTGTCAAGCCCTATCTTATAACACCATTTCTCTTAGCCCACCACTTTTCTAATACTTCTTCTGTCTCTGCTTTAGTCATATATTGTGGAAATGGGTCATCTTCATTCCAATCCCCATTATTAAATGGTATTATTTTACGTTCTTCTACTACGGGTTCTTCTTCGCGTTTTATCATCGTTTCCTTTTGCACAATTGGCTCAGGAACGACGATCTCCTCTTGCTTGATATCTTCTACGACTGGTTCTGGTTCCGTAATTATTTTTTCATTAAAAATAGCTAATTGTTTAGGTTCCTCTGTTACTTCCCCACGCTTCTGTAAGAAATTATATGCTAATACCAAGCAGATAGAAAGTGGGTCAAATACCAAAACAATAATTAATATAAACCATTTAACCACAGTATCTAGTTCAACACCAATTGCGTTGGAGATATAGACGAATGTTCCAATATCAGAATTAGTGTTAATTTCCACTTCCTTCGTTAGACTACGTGCTTTCAAACTATCACGTTGAGCAGATGTTTGGTTAATTTCACGTTGTAATGTGGTTGCCGTTCTATTCAGTTCTGCCAGACTGTTTTGTGCTGACCGAATTGCCGTATTTGACCCCGTGGTACTTTTACTGATAAGATTATCAATACGATTTTCTTGCTGACCACGAAGAGAAATAATTTGGTCTAATCGGGCGGTCTTACGTTTGATTTCTTCGTCTAATGTTGTCGCTTGCGAATTATAGATTTGGATATCTGCATTCATCTTTAATGGTTCTGCTGCAACCTTCGCATATGCCGATGACAAGTATCCGTAAATACCTGCGGATGTGATACCAATTAAAATGATACTTGCGACCAACATATAACTCTTTAATGCTTTTGGAATTTCTGACCAATAACGATACAGGAAAGAAATACCAACTAATTTACCTAATTCCAAAGCACTAGCCATAATCATCGCAGCGGTGGCTGCTCCTGCAAACAAGGTACCAATACCCGTCACAGAGAACAGTGCAGCACATCCGGCGATTGCTAATGCAGAGAATGAAACCAGTGTTTTGAAATTAAAAATCTTACTCATATATTCTCCAAAAAAACGAGGCCGGACTTTGTGGGTACCGGCCCGTTTATTAAACTCCATAATTTAGGGTTTTGAGTCAGACATAACCGATAAGGATCACCTCCTAGTTAATCGGTTATGTGGGTTAAGCAACAAGTGCAAGTACATCCGGTGCCGCAAATGCAGACACCATTACTACAATTACACATACATCCTCCTACAGTTGAATGTTATTACTTAATCGTAACCTTTTTCGACTCTGGCTCCTTTTCTAACTTTTGGATTGTGATTGTTAGTAACCCATTATCAAACTTTGCATCTACATCTGACGCATTCAATTGGTCACCGAGCTTAAAGGATCGTGAGAATGAGCTTCGCTTCAGTTCTCGTAGAAGATAAACTACTTTATCAGTTTGCTCGTTCAATTGAGATGCCCCACCTGAAATGGTCAAGACACCTTCCTTGACCTCAATATCAATTTCATCCTTCTTGTAACC